AAGACCCAAGCACAAGCAGCTAACGCCAAGCTAAAATTAACAGAAGCAGAAGCAAAAGCTAAAATTTTGTTGTCGAAAGAAACATCGACGGCAGATTGGGAAAAGATAATGGCGCAAGGTACGCAAAACTCTCTCAAGGACGAGTTCGTAACCGTGATTGTGCTTATTCCAGTAATCTTATGTTTCATTCCAGGTTTAGAAGAAACCGTTAAAAACGGTTTTACCCGTCTTTCTGAGTTGCCCGAATGGTATACCTGGCTGGTCTTTACGGTATGCAGCGCGGCCATAGGAATACGCGGCGGCAAACATCTATTTGGTAAGAAATAATGGCAGATTTAAAAGTACCTTTAGCGTTAGTTCTTGCAATGGCCGTTCAGCTAGTAGGTGGTGTTTGGTGGATTAGCGAACAAGCACACCGGATTGAGCATTTAGAAAAGCAAGTTGCAGAAAATATCGAGTGGATCGATCAACTTTATGCAGACACCGAAAGCTTAATAAAGTTTGCGACTTTTACGGAAAATCGTTGGGCGGCTGCGTATGAGGAATACGGCTACACCCGAACGTGGGGAACAAAACCAGTGGAGACAGAATGATGGCAGATAATTTTAAAAAATGCCTTGAGATTATATTGGAAAACGAAGGGGGATTTGTAGATCATCCGCGTGACCCAGGTGGTATGACCAATCTAGGCGTTACTCGAGGTACTTATGAACAGTTTTTAGGTCGGCACGTTACCGAAGAAGAAATGCGTAACCTTACACCCGAAGATGTAGCGCCAGTGTATAAGCAAGAATACTGGGATCGATGCCGTTGTAACGATTTAGACAATGGTTTGGCGTTATTTACTTTTGATTGGGCTGTTAATGCAGGGAGTTCTAAGCCAGCAAAGTGTATTCAAAAGTTTGTTGCAGCAAAACAAGACGGTGTGATCGGGCCAAAAACATTAGGACTTGTTGCTGAAAAAATGCCTAAAGATTTAATCGAATATATGTATGACAGTAGGCAGAAACACTACGAAAGCTTATCTACATTTGATACGTTTGGCAAAGGCTGGACAAGGCGAAATAAACATACGCTAGAACTCGCATTGGAAATGGCGGATGTCTAACGCCAAGGTACTTAATGAGCTAGAAAACAAGATTGCGGCTGCAAAGCGGCAAAAGAAAGCTATTGAGTGCCGCACAAGCTTTATCGACTTTGTTAAATACACCATGCCAGATGCAGATGATCCCGAAAACATAGACGAAAGTATGTTTAAGGATGCAAAGCACCACAGAGCATTGGCAAAAGTGCTAGAAAAAGTAGAAAAAGGCCATATTCCACGATTAATTGTATCGATGCCGCCAAGACACGGTAAGTCTGAACTAATATCACGGCGTTTTGTGCCTTGGTTGCAGGGTCGAGATCCGTATAGAAACGTGATTTTTGCTACATATAACGAAGATTTTGCAAAAGACTTTGGTGCAGACGTCCGTAACATAATGATGTTGCCACAGTATAAACACGTTTTTCCTAGTTTTGGATTGCGTAAAGGCGGTGCAAGTAAATCGAGAATACAAACTGGATCTGGCGGTATGTCAGTGTTTGTTGGGCGAGGGGGATCAATCACTGGTCGAGGTGGTGACTTTGTTATCCTCGATGATCCCATTAAAGACAGTATCGAGGCGAACAGCCCGACGTTGCGCGAACAGCTATGGCAGTGGTTTACTCAGGTGCTTATGACCCGTCTAATGACTGCATCAGCATCGATTGTTATTGTGCAGACTAGGTGGCATGAAGATGATTTGATCGGTAGACTGACTGACCCCACTAATCCGCACTATAGCCCAGAAGAAGCTGCAAAGTGGAAGATTATAAACTTACCAGCATTAGCAGAAGAAGATGATCCATTAGGCCGAGAGGTAGGCGAACTGTTGTGGCCGGATCGATTTGATATGGAGTTTATGGAAGCGCAGCGGCGTTTGGACTCTCGAGGCTTTAGCGCATTGTATCAGGGTCGGCCTACACCCGAAGATGGTGATTTGTTTCGCAGAGAAAATGTAAAATATTATAATCGCAAAGAATTACCTAAAGATTTGCGTATTTATGCAGCCAGCGATCATGCCGTTGGTGTTGATAAAACAAGAAACGATGCGACTTGTTTATTAATAGTCGGCGTCGATCAGAACGACGATATATATTTGCTCGATAGCTGGTGGGAAAAACAACCTACTGACAAGGTGGTTGATGCCATGCTTGCGCTTATAAAGAAGTGGAAGCCATTAATATGGTGGGCAGAAAAAGGCCATATTTCTAAAGCTATTGGGCCATTCTTGCGTAAACGTATGGCAGAAGAACGTATTTATTGTCGTGTCGAGGAAGTAACGCCAGTAGCCAATAAAGTTCAACGGGCGCAGTCAATACTGGGTCGTATGGCAATGAATAAAGTGCTGTTTCCGAAGCAGTCAGTCTGGACACAAAAGGCCACAGACGAATTATTAAAGTTTCCAAATGGACGTAATGACGACTTTGTAGATACCCTTGCATGGATAGGCATGGGCTTGTCTCGACTTACTACCCCTGGTGGTGGTATAGTTAAAACAAATATTAGGCCGCAAGTTGGCACTCTTGCTTGGGTTAAGTGGGATGCCGCACAACGTCGAAAGCAACAGTTTGAAAATATTAGAACGGGTGGTTGGTAAATGCACGAAGAAATGACGATTACAACGACAGACGTTGACAAACCAGAACCAACAGAACGTCGAAAGGCATTAGTCAATCAGTGGTTAGCGCGGATCAAACATGCTAAAGAGTTTCATAAAAAATCATTTAAAACAATGCAGCGCGATATGGATGCGGCATTAAATGGTTTTGAGGAAACAAAGTGGTCTAGCGAGAATTATGTAGCCAACATTTTACAGCGTCATGTGCAACAAAGAACAGCACAATTGTACGCTAAAAATCCTAAAGCAGTAGCTAAAAGACGTAATCGAATGAGCTATCAGTTTTGGGATGGGACAGCTGAAACACTTGCACAAGCTTTTATGACCTCAGAGCAAGCTGCTCAAGCTGGTATGGCTGTTCCGCCAGCCGCAGTTAACATTATTCAAGATTATACAAACGGTAAAACGCAAAATAAAATGCTCGATAACGTTGCTAAAACGTTAGAAAATCTTTTTGACTATTACATGAAAGAACAGCAACCAGCTTTTAAAGCACAAATGAAAGCATTAGTGCGGCGAGTGATTACTACTGGCGTTGGTTACGTTAAAGTTGGGTTTCAACGTGACGTTGATCGAGCGCCGGAAGTTGCCGCTAAGATTGCAGATGTTCAAGCGCAAATTGATTTTATGCGTCGGGTAGCTGAACAAGCGGCAGAAGGTGAAATACAAGAGGACGATCCGCAAATTGAAGAACTCATGCTTTCCTTGCAAACGTTGCTCGAAGAACCAATGGTTACAATCCGCGAAGGGCTTGTCTTTGATTTTCCAGAAGCAAATTCGATTATCATTGACCCTAGATGCCGACAATTGCGAGGGTTTGTTGGGTGTGAATGGGTGGCGCATGAGCTTTATTTAACGCCCGATGAAATAAAAGAAATATACGACGTTGATATGAAAAATGCGTTTAAAACGTATGATATGAAAGGTCGGTTGATTGGGCATGATGATGCAAACAAGTTGTCTACGTCTTACGATGATATATCAGGCGAAGGTGCGCCAAAAGGATTAGCGCAAGTATATGAAGTCTATGACCGTAAAACGGGTGTGCAGTATGTGGTCGCAGATGGACACCCAGATTTTTTGCGTGAGCCTACAGCGCCACCAGTAAACGTAGAAACGTTTTGGCCGATTTTTGCTCTTGTGTTTAATGAAGTTGAACACAAAGATCATTTATACCCACCTAGCGATATTGGTTTGTTGTTGCCGATGCAGCATGAGTACAACCGAGCGAGGCAGGGATTACGGGAGCATCGAAGGGCGAATAGACCTAAGTATGCAGCACCAGCTGGCGTATTAGAGGATAACGATAAGGAAAAGTTAGCAACGCATCCAGCAAATGCGGTGATAGAGTTGCAAGCTTTGGCGGCTGGCCAAAAGGTAAATGATGTTATTCAGCCAGTAGGACAGATTGGAATAGATCCTAATTTGTACGAAGTGCGTACAATTTTTGACGATATTCAATTAGTTGTAGGCGCACAAGAAAGCAGTTTTGGCGGTTTGTCGAAAGCAACGGCAACAGAAACATCGATTGCAGAAAGCGCACGAATGTCGAGCCTTGGTGCAAATGTCGATGAACTTGATAGTTTTATGTCAGAGATTACAAGGGCGGCTGGCCAAGTGTTGTTGGCAAACTTAGGTAGAGAAGAAGTTGTTAAGATTGTAGGTCAAGGCGCAGTATGGCCGGAAATGACCAGAGATCAAATTATGGAAGAAGTATTCCTAGAGATCGAAGCTGGGTCTACGGGAAAACCTAACCGTGCAGCGGAACTTGCAAATATCGAACGTATTATGCCGTTCTTGCTGCAAATTCCTGGTATTGATCCAAAATGGTTAGCAAAAGAATTGTTAAAACGTCTTGATGATAAATTAGATTTAGATTCAGCGTTTACAGACAAAATTCCTTCAATTGTTTCTATGAACCAAGGACAAGGACAAGGAACTGGTGATCCAGCGTTAGCTGGTGCGCCAGGAGGCGGTGCGGATAATGCACCAAGGCAGTTGCCCTCTGGTTCGGGAGGTGTTGCACCAATGGGGGCGAATAACCAGTAATTTTTTTACTGTTTGTTGATTGTTGCGATCAACAGCGGTAAAATGCAGATAGAAGGAAGG